GATCTCAATGCAACTCAGCATCCACTTGGCAAAGTTGGCACATTTCCATCGGAGAAGGTTCCGATGATTCGTGCATTGGCTAAGAAGTGGGGAATGACTTGGGGCGGTGACTGGACTCGAAAAGATGAAATGCACTTCGAGATTGCATTGGGCGCGGCGAAAGTCGCTGCACTCATCGGGAGCTTGAACAAAGGAGAAAACTAATGGATCAAGCAAAAGCAATGCTGGCATCTTGGGCAAGAAGCTCTGTTGCCGGTGCTCTGGCCGTCTGGATGAGCGGCAATACCAATCCAAAGGATCTAGCAATGGGCTTAGTGGCCGGACTTGTTCCGATGCTCGCTCGCTGGGCTAATCCAAAAGATTCACTAGGCAAAAAGAAGTGAGCGTAGGCGAATGGACGGCGGTGGGTGCGCTTGTCTTGGCGGTGCTGACCGCCATCTATTCGTCAATGAGAGTCATAGTGCGATCCATAATGTCGGAGCTGAGCCCGAATGGTGGTTCAAGTATGAAGGATCAAGTCAGCCGAATTGAGGCCAGATTGGATCAATTGATTCTGGAATTGGCACTCAAAGACTAGACACGCCGATGCGCATTCTTGCCAATGTCAGTCATCGATGTCACTCTTCTTCCGGGAGCATCGACAAGGCTCTCACGGGAGCAAAAAAATGAATGAAGCATCAATTATCATCATGATGGCAATTGCCGGATTTTTATGGGCGGTGGCCGCGTATAGCGTTGGAGTCAAAGAAGGCGAGCGCAGAGGTTACGCCAAAGGCCGCGCAGTTGGCCGTCACGCATCATCGAGGGAAGTTAACTCATGAGCTTCTTGGACAATTATGAGGATGTTGCAGCGCGCATCCAGCGATTCTGGAAAGCCCATCCAAGCGGCAAGATTCACACAGCCATCATCGACGTCGATCTCAAAGCCGGTTACATCTTGGTTGAATGCCGGGTCTATCGAGAGTTTGAGGATGTCGAGCCATCTGGCATTGATTACGCATTCGGCAACGTGGCCACCTATAACGTCCAGATGAAAAAGTGGTTCGTTGAAGATACAGTCACATCGGCCATTGGCCGGGCGATTGGTTTAGTGCTTGGATCTGATAAGCGGCCAACGTCTCAAAACATGGCACAAGTCGAACGCGTCGATCCTGCAATTGTCAGCTCATCTGCTCACGATGTCGATTTATGGCAGAGCACATTCGGGACAATCCCATCCTATAAGAGCCAAGAAGAAGTTGATGCCGCTGGCGAAACGGGCTTGGCTGGGGCAATAGCGGCCGTAAGCGCACAGATTGGCACTGACACTCTCAGAGAGGCTCCATCGTGCCTTCATGGCCATCGTATCTGGCGTGAAGGCGTATCGGCTAAGACGTCCAAAGCTTGGGCGAATTACTCTTGCGTTGAGCGAAAGCCCAATCAATGCGAGCCGATTTGGTATGTCATGGGCGCATCCGGCAAATGGTCGCCACAACTATGAGCGACTACATTGAGATAATTAGCCCAAGAACTATGACGTGCAAAATTCTTAAAGACATGGTCGTGGTTGAGGAATACAGAATCGAGCAATGTGACAAATGCTCACAGCTCAAACGCCTTGATCCATTTGGCTATCAAAAAGGCTATGACAACCTGGAGAATGTCATTTGGTTCTGCGTGGATTGCCGATGATTAGCAGAGACGAAGAAGCTCAGTGTCTATCAACGGCCATCACACATTGCATGAATGGAACACCAGATCACACCACGCGCATCGTGCGAGACATTTCATGGATTGATTGGGTGGCACAAATGGCCAACGCCATGGTCGCTGAATGGGTTGTGGCAAAGCATCTCGATTATGACTATCAACCGGGAATCACATGGGATAAATCAAAAGCCGATGTCGGTGATCACATTGAGGTGAAATGGTCAGTCAATCCATCGTCGGCTCTCTGGATTCAAGAATCAGATCGACATGATCGAGACATAGCAATCCTTGTCACTGGTCAATCGGGCAAGATGGTGATTGTGGGATGGATGCCGGTATCGATTGCCAAGCGCCAAAGGTATCGGAGCACTCATCAAAATAATTGGAACGTGCCACAAAGTAATCTGCAACCCATCGAGACGCTAATCAAGAGCAACTATGCGCATTCTCCAATTTGATTGCTCCATCTGCGCCAAGCTTTACGGAGATGGGCGCAAGATGCATGGGCTCACCAAAGGATCCGAATTAACGCTCAATGAATGGTTCGCCCAATGTTCTGGGTGTGGTGCATTTAGCATCAAGATTATTGATGATGAGATGGTGGCTGGCCTTGAATAGTTATTATCAAGATGATTTTATTACGCTTTATCATGGAGATTGTCGAGAAATAACTTTATGGCTTAAGTGTGACATTCTTGTAACTGATCCACCATACGGAATCAGTTGGATGAAAAATGAGTTTGATTCTGACAAATCTAAGCGAGACGCGGTAAGAGATAGACGTAAGCTACAAGGGGGCGACATTGCGAATGATCACGATGTCTCAGCCAGAGATGATGTCTTGGAATTATGGGGTACAGCCAAGCCAGCGGTGGTCTTTGGCACATGGCGTAAACCACGTCCAGAGAACACATCTCATCGACTCATTTGGCACAAGCTGGGTCGTTACAGCGGCGTAAATCCTCATCCATGGTATCCAAACGACGAGGAAATCTATTTACTAGGCAAAGGTTGGGTTGGTAAGCCGACACCGACAGTCATCATGACAGAAGAAAATCGGTCTACCCATGCGAAGGCAATTGGGCATCCAACGCCCAAGCCTGTTGGACTTATGGAGACGCTGATTAACAAATGTCCACCCGGCAGCATAGCTGACCCATTTGCCGGTTCCGGGGCGACTTTGATTGCAGCTCGTAACTCGGGACGTAAAGCAATCGGCATTGAGTTAGAGGAAGAATATTGTGAGCTGATTGCTCGACGACTAGCGCAGGATGTATTGCTATGAAGTTATCCACAGGCGTCATCCACAGGCTGTGGGACTCGCCCAAGATGACGCTCAATGTTGCCCGGTATTTGACTGAGGGGGTACGCTCCATACTCGCTGGCGAGCCGCTGATGCGGATAGCTCGCAGGCGAAGTCTGGTGCTATTGGCAGTGCTATGTGTTGTTGGCACAACACCAGCGAAAGCAGCAACAGACATAGATAATTTGAAGTTATATGCACATTCAAGAATTATTAACTATGAGCAATTCAAATGCTTTGATGCGTTAATTACCAGAGAATCTCACTGGAATGTAAAGGCAAAGAATGGATCTCATTACGGCTTAGGCCAGATGCGTAATGCCAAGTATGGGCGACTCGATGGGTTCACTATGGTGGATTGGAGTCTTCGATATATTACGAAGCGATATGGTTCGATGTGTAACGCATGGAGATTCTTCAAGGCGAATGGGTATCATTGATGAGTAGATCATGGGCTAAGGGATCGAGCGCACAATGGCGCAAGACACGCGAGCGCATATTGGCCAGAGATGGATGCTGCCAGCAATGTGGAACGACCGAAGGAGCCATGCACATCGATCACGTGATTCCTAAGCGTCTGAATGGCTCAGATGATGAGTGGAATCTGCGTCAATTGTGTCAGATGTGTAATTTAAGCAAAGGGGGTCGGTTTTTTATGGGGGCTTTGACACCCCCGACTCTCCATGGGCAAGATATACCCAAAAACGTGTCACTAAGTCATGATTAGGTCGCCTCTGGTCATAGTTGGTCAAGACACCGACATGGACGTCTCAAATCGGCTCACATCGGTTTTAGAGTCGGAATCAGCTCAAGTCTTTGGGCATACGACGCCTAGAATCCACACACCGCTGAACGATTTGCCGTCTCGCGGCAATGAATTGATTGACTTCGCTGACCAGATCATCCCGGGCGGCTTCATGCCGTGGCAGAAATGGCTTGCGATTCAATCCCTCAAAATCAAGCCTGATGGCCGGTATTACCATCCCATCACAGTGGCCACAGTTGCCCGTCAGAATGGTAAGAGCACCTACATGCTCGCCAGAATAGCGATGGGCTTATTTCACTGGGATGAGTCGTTGCAAGTTGGCTCAGCTCATCGATTGGTTACATCTCTGGAGCAATTTAGATCCTTGGTGGCCATCATCGAGTCTCACGATGATTTGGCTAAGCAAGTCAAGCGGATCAGATGGCAACACGGGGCAGAAGAGATCGAAACGTTAGCCGGAAATCGATTCGTCATCAAGGCCGGCGGATCGGCTGCCCGTGGACTGAGCAAGCCGGAAGTCGTCCACCTTGATGAGCTGCGTGAGATGAAAGATCTCGACTCATTTGCCGCGTTGCGCTATACGTTGATGGCGGCTAAGAATCCACAAGTCAATTGCTTCAGCAATGCCGGTGATTCACATTCCGTCGTGCTCAATATCCTCAAAGAGCGTGGGATGGCGGCCAGTGCCGGGGCGATCGATGACATCGGCTACTTTGAATGGTCATCACCGACTGAGGTGCTCTCGATTGAGAATGCAGCCTTTGCCAACCCCGGGCTTGGCATCACCATTCACCCAGATAACATCCGCGCCGTATTCAATGATCCGATTGAAGTCGTGATGACTGAGGTGCTCTGCCGATGGGTGCAGACAATATCCAGCGTCGTGGGATCGGCTGAATGGGCTGAGTGCGCCGATATGGATGTCGATCTAGATCCAGAGAAGCTGACATGGCTGGCCATCGATTGCTCACCGGATCGCAGATTCGCCGCGTTAGTCGGTGCTCAGAAATTAAATGATGAAAGATTTGTAGTTAAGCTCCTCCACACTTGGGAGAACTCAGTCCAGCTCGATGATCGCGCAATCGCAAATGATGCTGCCAAATATTGCCGCGATTACCCCATTGAATTCTTGCTCTACTCCCGGAGAACATCGGGAGCAGTGGCCGCCAGAATGCAGCCAGCCGGAATCCCGATATTTGACATGGATGGCGACTATCCTCAAGCCTGTGATGAGATGCTCGGGGCTATAAATTCACAGAGGCTTCGGCATCGAAATCAAAGCGAGCTGACGACACAAATTCTCTCAGCCGTTCAATTGCGTCGCGGCGATGGCGGCTGGGTCATGGGAAGAAGAGCGTCACAATCGGCAATTTGCGCCGCCGTTGCCACAAGTCTGGTGACACACTTTGCGACACGCCCGGAGACTGAATTCGACATCTTAGTGGGTTGATGCTTGACTCTTGAGAGAATTCATGTATGGGATTCAGAGACATCTTTGTTCGAACTTCATCCGTCGCAGAGCTGACATACGACGTCTCTGCATCTC